TCAGCAGTCTTTCGGTCAAGTTCGGCTGATGCTGTTCCGCTGTGATCTCCGCTGGCAGTGGCGGCATCACTGGTGGCTGATACGGCGCACTCGGGGGCTTTGACAGGAATGAACAGCCTGCGCTCGCCAGTGGCAATATCAGCACGCAACTTGTCTTCTTTAGCCTTTGCAACATTGTTCGCCTTTCGTAATGTCTGACCATAACTCTGCGCCACTTGCGCCATTGCCTGCTCAGTCTCCCTCGCCTTGGCGTTCAGCGCAGCAATCTCAACTTGCTGGCGCGTGTGCTCGTCATGCTTACCCTTGAAGTATCCACCACCAAATGATGACAGCACCGCCATAACAATGCCGAGGATCACCCAAGGATTAAACAGACTCATGCTGCTGGTGGCTCATTGTCGTTTGCTTCAGCCTTGGCGCTTGCATTGGCAATTGCTTTGACTCCTGACCGGCCAGCGACACCGCCAAGCACGCCAGTGATGAATACCATGATGGTGCTGATCTGTTGGGTGTACACCTTATCAATGGCCGCCATAGAGCCATTCATCGGTTGTTGCACGAACGAAACTGAATAGAGAAACATACCCATGGATGCCAGCAGGATGGTCACCAAGACCACGATAACGAATGCCCATACTCTGACCTCAATCTCGTCAGCATTGAGTCGATTATTCGGTTTGTATCCAATGGTTGCCATTATTTCTTCTCCTCTGGTTTAACAAGCATTTCGGGACAAGTACCAGCAGCAGTGCATATTGGTGGCTTGCATTCGGCATTTTGCCAATTGAGTGGATCTTGGCAAGGGTAGCGGTAGCGATCATCGCAGCCAGTCAGCACCACCAGCAAGACCGACAGAATCCAAATCTCATACACGTTCATTTGTCTTTATCCTTTCGCTGTTGCGCCTCAATCTGCCGCCTTAATTTTTCCACTTTTTCCAATTGCACCTTGGTGTCGTGCTTGGCCTCCAAGATGTCGAGATATAGCATACCAAGCATGGGAAGCATCAGTGCAACAAGAATTATGGCTGCCACGAATCCCACTATGTCTTCCCCAATCGATTTACGAACAACAGCCACGCCCAGAGGTAGAGGAGGAATATCAAAGTCGCTACTAGGTATGCTGACTTTGCGTGCAAGTTTCGCTTTGCCTCCTGCCGTTGCCATTGCTTAACCCTCTCTTTCGCCTCCTCTTTGAGCCTAGCACCCTCCTGTTCAGCTTTTATGATGTCCCTAGTCTCGAAAGTTCGGCTATAAAGAGCGCCCATCTCTTTGGGAGCGCCGTACACCATCGCCTCTCTTATCTCTACTTCCAAAGCCGCCATCTGATCTTGCGCCATGATCCGCTTCAAAGCGGACTCCATCAAATTGGCGTTTGGATCGTAGACGTTTTTTGACTTCTCTTCTTCTTCTCGTATGTGTGCTGCTAACTGCTCCTGTAGTCGAAAGAAAGTGGTCAACTGCTCCACGATCCCAGACATTACTTGAGTCTCGTCAATAGCTACATAAGCATCCTTTTTTCTCGTCTGCTGGACAGCTTGTTTTGGTTTTGTCTTTGACCTGAATAACTTTGACCAGAATGATCTGACTTCGTTGACAACACCAGCAGCTTCGTCAATAGTGGACTTGACCTCCATGAGCGATTCTTTGCATTGCTTATACAAAGCAGTGCCTTGTTGGATTGCGCTAACACAGGCTTTGGCTGCCAGCAGGATCGATATGGGGTCCACATCGTTACAGTCCTAAGAGCTTCTTCACAATGTCGGCGGCAACGCCAGGCCCGAACAAGATGGCGGCAATGACAATATAGAGCTGTATCTCAATCTTCTGCATCCTGCCCTTGCCTGATTCCAGCTTCTCTTCGATCGATTTATATCTCTCATCGCAAATTGCTTGGTGGACGGCAAACTCCTTTTCTATGGACTCGCTCATCATGCAGGCTCAGTAGGCGCTGGCTGCTCTTGAGCTTGTTGTGCAGCCACTGCTGCATCATGCGCTGCCTGCTCTTCAGCGGTGTATTCCACTTGAGTGGTTTCACCTGTTTCGCAATTAACTACGATTCTGTGTGTCATGATGTTTACTCGTAAAGAATGTTGATTGAACCAGCATCGAAAGTGTCTGTGCCGTTGACTGTAGTAATTCGTAATCGATCTAGAGTGCCTGAAAGAGCTTGATACCCACCACCAGTATTCATGCGAACTGTTGCGCTTTCACCCAAAGAATGAGATTCAACCCAAGTATTCCCAGTAATGTTATCGATTACCATATTTCCGCTATATAAACGCGTTGCCGCCCAATCATTATCGAGCGCAAACCCCGTTGAATAGGCTACAACACCAGCCGAACCGCCATTGATCGTTCCTCCACTAGCCCCTACATAGCTTGTAGAAACTATTCCACCAGAAGTACCAAGCCGAACAACAACAACAGATGTTCCACTTGTAGATATACCCTGAAACATCACAGTGATCCTCTTCACCCAACTAGGTATGCTTGTGAAGTCAATGCTTGTACCGCTGGTGGAAGCCACAGCAGTACCAGAGGTGATACCAAGTACCGCACCTGAGTTGATCGTTACACCCGCTGATCCATCAATTGTGACTGCCATGATTTATCCTTCGTAGATAATGTTGATAGTGCCAGCGTCAAAGGTATCTGTGCCGTTGACTGTGGTGATGCGGATGCGGTCAAGAACATCTGATAATGTTTTATTTCCACCAAAATTATTAGCGAAGCCATCGCTACGAATTAACACACCAGAAGTAACCCATGCGTTAGAACTGACAGTCATAATTTGAACTAACCCAGAAAAAGTGGCTGCGGCAGAACCACTTTGGCTTAAAACAAAACCTGCTGTACTTGTTGTTTCGCCTACTCTTGATCCAGCGCCACTTGCGTATCCTGTATTTTCTATTCCGCCAGAATCACCTAGTTGAACTAGAAAATTACTTGTACCACTTACACTCACGCCATTGAACATCACAGTAATACGTTCAATCCACGCTGGCAAACCTGTAAAGTCGATTGAAGTACCGCTGGTAGACGCAACCGATGTACCCTGAGTAATCCTCTGCAATTGCGCTCTAGATGCGGCGCTATCAGTCCCAAAGAACTGGCCGTTGTATTCAATCTGCCCAGAGGCTGCCGTTACCAGCGTGTTGGAAGTTAATGCAAGTATCGACATGATTAGCCCTCGTAGAGAATATTGATAGAGCCAGCGTCAAAGGTGTCAGTGCCGCCTGCCGTTGTTATGCGTATGCGATCAAGAGTCCCGCCAAGAGTAATAGACCCACCACCAACTTGTAATCTGTCAGTATGGCTTGCCGTACTATTAAAAACCCATACATTACTACCTAAAGTGCAAATTGTTGATAATCCACTAAGTGCATTTGCAGCAACATTTGTACTATATGTAACTGCAAAACCTGCTGTTTGTGACGAACTAGATGCGGCTGCTGCTGTTAGTTGAGAACTATAAGAAGAATAACCACTAGAAGTGACAGGTGATTGATACCCTAATTGAATAATGGTTGGAGATGTTCCACTTGTAGAAACACCAGCAAACATCACAGTAATTTTTTTAACCCAATCTGGCAAACCTGTAAAGTCAATTGAAGTACCTGATGTAGACGCAACAGCAGTACCTCTAGTATTCATCGAATTTGTGGCAGTACCAGCTTGAAGCGTCAACGTATTAGTACCCGCAACAGCAGGCGCTGAAACTGTGATCGCCCCGCTGCTGTCTCCTGAGATAACGACTGATGACATATATTTCCTTTACAGAACAACCCAGCGAGCGCCGCTAGGAATGGTGACAGTGACACTGCTGTTGATGGTGATTGGACCAGTAGACATCGCATTTGTTGATGTTGTCAGCGTGTAGTTGGTGGTCACAGTCTTGGTATTTTCATAGAAAACTGTATCAGTACCACCGCCAGTAGCGCCACCACCAACAGATGACCATGCTGTGCCGTTGTAGCCCTCAAATCTTGTCAGTGTGCTGTTGAAGCGCATTTGACCCGCTGCGGGTGTGCCTGGCCGCTGTGCCGTTGTACCCGATGCGATCTTGATGGCATCAGTGGCCGTGACAGTGAATGTTCCTGCAATGGTTGCAGTGCCAGGCACTGACAACGTGCCAGCCACTGACGCTGTTCCAGCCACCGACAATGTCTTTCCTGATCCAACATTCAAGCCAACTGATGTGCCAGTGCCATCACCCTTGAATGCCGCATCAATGGTGTCAAGATCGGTATTGATCTTCGTACCCCAAGTGTCAGTAGACGCACCGACTTCGGGCTTTGTGAGTAGTAGGTTGGTGGTTGTTGTATCTGCCATATTTCACCTCATGCGGCTCTCGCCCAAGTTTCTGAATTGTCTGCGATAACTGACCAAGTTTCTGATGTATCAGATTCTGGTGACCACGATTCACTTGTGTCGGTCACAGGCGTCCAATCCTCTGATGTGTCTGACTGCGGAGTCCAACTTTCTGCCGTATCCGCTTCATCTGTCCATTTTAGTGTCGCATTGACAGTCATGCTTGACGCGCATGAAATGGAGAACGCACCAGCAAGTATGCTGACAGCGTCAATCGTCACCTCAGAGCCAGCCACAATCTCAATGGGCTGATTCACAATGACTTGCGAACCAATGACCACAATTGAGTCAGCGGCCACAGTCATTGACAAGAATGCCACCTTGACACCATTAACGGCCATGGTGCTGGTATCAGACATGGCAAACGCGCCAAGAGCATACCTAGTGCCTGCAATGCTGAATGAGCTGCCTGAGACTACAGGAATTATGCCAATGGCGTATCTACGGCCTGCAATGCTGACTGAGCTGGTGTCGATAACGCTGAATGCGCCAGTTGTGATGATGTTGGCCGCAACAGTTACTGTGCTGGTGTCAGATACAGCAAATCCGCTAGATCGAACTATTCGGCCAGCAATGCTGACTGTGCTTGATGCTGTAACGCTGAACGCGGCAGACTGTACACGCCTGCCATTGATCGTTACTGTAGAAGACGCTGTAACGGCAAATGCGCCAAGGGTAATACCATAAGAGTATTTACCCTGTCCGTATGGACCGCCGCCATACGCTGCCATGGCGTTATGTCAGCGTGATAGACAGGCTGCCTGCTGGAACTCGGAAGACATCGCCGTCATTGATGGTGCGTGATGTGGTCAGGGGAGCCCAACAAAGCATATTGCCGCCAGTAGACGCATCAAACACTGCCGCCCATCCAATAGTCCCCCAATTGCCGCCTGATGCCGCTGCAAACTCAATTGCCGCTGCATTGGTAAATGTGGTGGCCGTACCTGATCCTGATATCGTTCCTGTCGCCACGCGAGCGTATCCGCTGCCTGACACCTCAGTGCCGCCACCAGTGTCTGATGGTGCAGATGTGAATAAACCGACATACCAAGCAGTTGGCCGAGTAGCTGAACTGGTTGTGAATAGCCAAGTTAAAACTAGGTTTTCGGTGTAATCGTTAAATGATGACATATCAGTCCTTTATCCAAAAGTTCTTGCACGCGCCATCAAAGCACCGCCAGAGGTTGATCCGCGATCATCAGCGATCTGTAACTGATCCAAGCCAGCCTGATACAAAGAAGACCATACAGAGATTCTCGCATCGTCTTGCAAGTATGGCGCAGCCTGTAAAAGTGAGCCATACAAATACACATCAGGCGCTTGAGTCAGCAGCCAGTTGGTGGTATTCGTATTTGATAACTTAGCCAACTTTGCATAGTAGACCAACTCTGCGGTGTACTCTCCATCAGGAATAGGCAGCACCCTGATCTGTCCACCCACAATGCTGAAACGCAATGGTTTACCTGATGACAAATAAGTGGTATTTGACAGCGTGTCCAATGCGTCTACAGTATCAAACTGCAATGCCGTCACTGGATTGGTGTTGAGCTTTAAGGATTTTGTCTCTAGGAAATCAGCAGGCACTGCACTGTACTCAGTGCCAATCGATGCAGTGGCACGCACAATCATTTGTCGTGTACGCAACTGGCGCTCAATTTGTGACTCTGCCAGGCTGACAAAGTCTGAAATGGCTGTCGCCAAGTCAGTGCGGTTGAGCCAGTCGCCAACCGAGGTCTTCAGCTCCGCATAAGTCGTGAGTGCCATCAGGTAACCTTTTCAGTTTCTTGGACTTCACGCATCACCCAAGTATGGTCATGCTTGAATTCAAACATCCCAATGTGGCCGATTTCCTTGCTCACATCGTGATCAATCCATATCTTAAAGCCTGCATCTCTGGCTTTCTTACAGAAGAAAACATCCTCGCCAATGTAGCCACGTTTGTCATGCCGCCATGGAGTCTCGAACCAAGGCTCTGACAAAGCCGCAAAGACATTGGCCTTGATCAGCATCACGCCCATACCAACTGAGCCAACCTCTTGCAGGCCAGTCGTTTCGGGCATCGTATATACCAGCTCACGCTCGCCATTCTCTTTGTAAATCTGTGCGGTGGGTCCTGTGGGCATACGTCTGCGAGCGCAGTTTGTCGCCACAATGTCCAAGTCATGTTGCAGCAAACGCTCAATCATGTCATGTGGAAACCGCATATCTGAATCAATAAAAAGCACATGGGTGCATTTTTCACGCATTGCATCTAAGCACAATTCAGCTCGCTGATTGGCGATAAGCGTCCCCTGTGATATTTTCAAACTGATGGCATCATTGGTGTTCAATGTGTGAT